ACAAGAGTGGATGCAATAAGAAGACCTATCATGGAAAAACGTGTCGGAAAGTCATGGGTGGTGGATACACCAAGGCCCGTGACCATCGGAAGACATATCGTGTGTCGCATCGGTCGTTATTGTGATTATTGTGATTACTTCTTGTTGTTCTTCTCTGCCATCGCTTCCATCTGCCTCACATGCTTGGATGAGTAACAGGTGTCCTTTCCACTTGCCTTGTCCTTCGCCGACTTCTTCGTTTCCTTGCGTGTTTTCGGTGTGTCTCTGTCCATCTTTGATCGTTCTGGGGGTAACTTCCTTATCCCTTGAATGAGATCAATTCGTTTTTAGTGCTTACGAGAGCGACGACGACCACCGACCGCCTTGCCGGGGATCGCACCACCTCCGCGCCGCGTGCGACGACGGCGGCCACCCGCCGGGCCGGCATCCTGGCTCGCCGACTGCAGGGTCGCACGACCGTTGAAAAGGTCCGCGCCGTTGCCCGAGTCCGAGTAGGGGGACACATCCGCGCCGCCCTTGTATGTCTTCTTCGCCATCTTGAGGACCGCGGAGAACTTCGCACCCTTGTGGGCCTTCATCGTCTTCTTCACGTGCGTGAGCCACTTGTTTGCCATTTTGTTTTAACGCACGGAAGTTATTTCCGCGTCGCGGATTTGGGCAAGAACCCACCCGGACCCTTGATGAAGAAGTTCCACTGGCACCCATAATTCACAGGTGTGTGGGGGTGGACGGTCGAGGGAGAGAATCCGTTGTCGGCCGCAACGAGCGTGATTCCATTTTTGTTGAAGGCAGACAACTCCTCGGGATCGCGAGGATACAGGGCCTGCTGATAGGTGAGTCGGCGGGCATACGACCCCGACCACGATATGTTTGTCAACGATTCCAATTTTGTTCCGTTGATCGGTCCACCGGAGACAATCACGAGCTTGTCGGCAAGCTGGTCGATGGGGTAGTCGACAAGTTCCGTTCCCGTGATGAGGTGGCGACGGGCGATGCTTGTCAGGTGGTCGGCGACCCGATCGATGGCCGTGGTCTTGTCTGTGTGAAGAACGATCGACAAGATACAGGGATCACGCGAGGGAAAGGCATCGTTGACGAGGTCGATACAGACCGACTCGAAGGACACATTATCATACGCAATATCGTATCCCTCCGACACAGGCTTTGTGGCTACCATGGGCTGATCATCCTCGTCGGAGTAGACGTGGACTTCCAGAAGACGTATGCCACGCGCCAGTGCGGCAGGCACAGGTTCAAAGACCGCGCCCGCAGCATAGTAGTCACACAGACGACCTCGGGCGAGGGCACCGCCTGTTGTAACAGGCACATTCACCTCCTCGTATACGAGATATCCCAAGAGAGCAACGAGGGCAACACCCAGAACCCACTCTGTTGCGACTGTCGCTGCCATTGCTTTGAGGGACGATTATTTCGGCATGCGAAACAACAAGTTCCGAAATCCGTTGATGACATCGTCGGGAATCTTTGTCTCCATCGGTAATTCCAGTAGGCAGGCGTAATGGAAATACACACAATACATTCCACACTCGGAATCCTTGTATTGATGCCGTGTCTTGTTGTAGGTGAGTCTCATTCCCTTCTTGTGGATCCCTGTTGCATCCCACTGGGCCTTCCACCGTTTCATCAGGGTCTTGATCTGGGGTTCCGGCGTCATCGCATACGAATCAAAGTATGTCACGCGGGGATACTCCAACTCAGGACGGATGTCGGCAAACACGGCCACCCAGTGCTGGCCCGGTCCGTCGTGTGGATCTGTATTGACAATGATTCCAATTTTGTGCTTGCCCCGTTTATACAACTCGTCCAGCTTCATGGCGCAGAGGGCGCTGACGACACATTGCCGTGTCTCGTTCTTCAAGTCAAAATCAATGGGGACCGAGCCCACATAAAAATAGTCCGAGAAGAGTTCGGTATAGTTCTTCTCGATGGCGTCGATGTCGTCACTCGACAGCCACTCGTAGCGATTCAGTTTCCATTCCTTGGGTGCCACGGGGCGGCGCAACATTGACGAGACAATGCACTCGGCGCGTCCCGTCTTGCATTTCGCCCCCAGCCTTTCACGAAGAGCACCCCAGACGATCTCCGTGTCTCCCTTGGCAATGGGCGTCTCCTTGCTATGTTCCTTGTTGTACACGGTGCGCAGGCGCTCGACCTCATCGGAATCGAGCCATGACATCCGTCCCTTGTTCAAAACGAACACTTTTCTACCGGAGACACGACAAGCACAGGATACAATCGATACAACAATGGACTCTCTTCGCAACAACGTCTCTCGGTATGTGGATATCAGCAAGCGCCTCGGTGAGATCAACGCCTCGGCCAACCGCCTCCGCGATGAGCGTCGGCTGGTCGAGCTCGATCTGGCCGCCGAGTATGCGCACCCGCGCGAGCCCCTGCCCGGGGAGATCCGGCTGGAGAAGTCGAAGATGGTGTTTGCGGTGAAGAAGCCCGGCGAGTGGAAGAAGGGGTGGACGCTGTCCAAGAAGCAACTGGAGGAGTATGTGCTGGACATTCTGCCCGAGCACGGGCCCGACCTGATTCGTGAAATTGTTCGTCGGCACGAGCCCAAGCTCCGAGGCGATGACTTCCAGTTCGAGCTCAAGCCGATGAAGGAGTAAGATGTAAAAAGTTGTTTGTGGTTTCAAGTTTAATTTAATTTTTTACTCACGGCGACGTCGCGGACGGAGAGGCCGACGGAGACCCCGAGGGAGATCCAGAAGGAGACCCCGAGGGAGATCCAGAGGAAGACGCCGATGCGGATGCAGATGCGGACCCCGAGGCACTGACCGACGCCGTAGCAATCGAGGAGACACTCGTCGTGGCACTCACCGTGGCACTCACAGTGGCACTCGCAGACGTAGAGGGACGAGCCGACACTGTCACCGATGAGAGTGGCGTGCGAGTCGGAGAGACGGACCACGACGCCGCGAATGATCCAGTCGAACTCGGGGACACCGTGGGGGACACCGTAGGAGCCGCCGTAGGAATCGAACTCGAACTAGGAGAGACCGTAGGAGCTGCGGTGGCAATCGAAGACGACGAGGGAGAGGGCGTGGGAGCCGCCGTGGAGACCGAACTCGAGCTCGGGGACGCCGTGGGAGCTGCTGTGGCAATCGAACTCGAACTAGGAGATACCGTAGGAGCCGCCGTGGAGACCGAACTCGAACTAGGAGATACCGTAGGAGCCGCCGTGGAGACCGAAGACGACGAGGGAGAGGGCGTAGGAGCCGCAGTGGAGACCGAACTCGAGCTCGGGGACGCCGTGGGAGCCGCCGTGGAGACCGAACTCGAGCTAGGAGAGGCTGTAGCAACCGCTGTAGCGACCGAACTCGATGTTGAGCTCGAACTAGGAGAGACCGTAGCAAGTGCCGTGGGAGTCGCAGAGGGTGAGAGTGTGAGCCATGCAGACACGGAAGGACTCGCGCTCACAGTGCTCGTGGGCGAACGAGTTCCCGTCGACGTTCCCGTCGACGTTCCCGTCAGCGATGCCGTAGGTGTAAGGGTCATCTTTGGCGTTCCCGTCACCGTGGGCGAGAGAGTCGCCGTGGGCGAGATAGTCGCCGTGGGCGAGAGAGTCGCCGTGGGCGACCGAGAACCCGTTGCCGTGAACGTGAGAACCGACGGATAGTAGGTATTGTTCAGCGTCTGATTGTAGACGACGGGAGACGTAATAGAATTCGAGCGAGTGCCGAGGATTCCGCCCGCCACGCCGCCGCCAATGGCACCGGCTGTGAGAACGGCAAGGGCAATTTTGACAAGGGGACTCGTGCCTGCAGCACTCGCGGGAGGAGTGAAGGTCTGAACACTGGGCTGGCTGGGCACGTTGGCCGTGCGCGTCTGGCCGGCCTTGCGATGCATCGGGCTCTCAACGTCAAAGTTCTCGTCAATAGCCATGTCTGTCTATGGAGGTTTGATACATACGTCAGACAACTCCTGAGATTCGTTTTGAGAATTTTCTGAATCCCAAGACAAACAAGCATGGACGGCAACGTGATTGTTCCCGTCATTCTCTTCATCCTCCTCACCCCGGGCCTGCTGCTGTCGATTCCGCGGGCTC